AATTATATAGAAATTGAAGGTTAGGTGATAAAATGGCATATGCAACATTAACAGAATTAGCTGATTATCTAGGTGTGTTAGAATCAGACCTACCAGACGACGCTAATAGGTTATTAGAGAGAGCAAGCGACTTGATAGACTATTACACATTAGGTAGGATAATTGCCGGAGAAACAGCATCTAAAGCTACTGTAAGGCAGTATGAATGGTGGAGTCAATTCGATGAGTTTAATACACAGCAGTTTTTTTCTGAAATAGAAATTGGCCCTTTTTCAGCAAGCAACAGAGGGCAAAATGCAGGTGGTGGACCGCCGGAGTTAGCACCGAGAGCTAGACAAGTGTTATTTTTGAGTGGTTATTTGTATGCAGGCGTTGATATACGATGAAGCTACCAAAATCAGCACAACCACATACAGTAACAGTTAAACCATTCTTAGGTGAAGGTGCTTATGGCCCACAATATGGTGATGAATTTGAATCAACTGGATATTTTGTGCAAAAAGAAAGTTTAACACGGGATGATGAAGGCAATGAAGTTGTAAGTGGTAGTCAATACCACACAAGTGATGATATAGAATTAAAGCAACAAAGTGAATTGGCTTTTAATAACAAAATTGAAACAGTAGTAACTACTAACAAATATTATAATGCTTTTACTGGTAAATTATCAAATGTTGAGGTGATGCTCGAATGAGAATTATCAGTAGCATTAGAGAGGGTCTCAACATTGAGAAAAAGTTTAAAAAAGCTGCTGAAAAAGGTTTGTGGCGAGGTATGGAAGGCGTTGTATTAACTGAAGCCAATAAACTTGTACCACACGACGAAGGAACACTTGAAAAAAGTGGTTTTATTGATGCTAAAGGTTTAGTTGCAGCAGTAAGTTATGACACCCCTTATGCTATCAGACTGCATGAACATCCAGAATATAATTTCAGAGGCGGAAGAGAAGGTAAGTGGGTAGAAAAAACAATTAAACGCAAAGATGTGCAAGATAAAGTTTTAGAAGCTATTGCACAGGAAATTAGAAAAGAATTGTAGGTGGTGGTATGCTGCAAAGTGAAATAGCAAGATATTTAGATGCACAAGGAATATTAAATTTTGATGAAACGGGATTAACCGGTAACACTTTTATTGATATCCTACCCGCTGAACCAGATGAAGCAATCGCTATTTATAGAAGAAGTGGAACACAATCTGATAGCAAGTTACCTTATGACAACGCAGGAATACAATTTATTGTTAGGGGTAAATATGATCCGAGAGTACCACTTCAATTAGCACAGGATATTTATGATGAGTTGCATGGTTTCTCATCTGATAGGTTTGAAGATGGTGGCAAATGGATAGTAGGATGTATAGGAACACAATCTGGGCCAGTTAGACTAGGGCAAGATGAAAATGGTAGAGCAGAATACAGTTTAAATTTTAATGTTGATTATCAGAATAAAACAAAACAGAGGAGTGAATATTAATGGCATTAGGTAAAGTATTAGCTAAAGAGTTTACATGGGAAGTTGATGATGGTACAAATACAGGCACATATGTAGAAATTGGTGGATTAAATAATGTTTCATTATCACCAACTAAGAACGATGCAGACACAACTACTTTTGATGAAAATTGGGTATCACACTTAGTATCTACTAGAGGATTAGAGGTAACATTAGAAGGATTATATATTGAAGACCCAGACACAGGTGGTAGAGATACAGGACAGGAACAAGTTGAAGCAGCAATCGCAGAAGTTGGTTCAGCAAGTATTGTACCTTTCCAAGTAACTTCTCCCGGCGGAACAGTAATTGGATTTAACGCTAGTGTTAATGGTGAGCCGTTTGGTATGGGTGGAGGTGGAGGGAATAATGATGCAACTTCCTTCTCATACACATTAACAGTTAGTGGACAACCAACAGTAGCATAAGGAGGTAAATAAATGGCAACTTTAACTTTGCAAAATATAGAATTAGCTGGGTTAACACCAAGTTTTACAGCGGCAGATGTTGCAGGAGATACATTTGCTAATGATGGTGATGTAGTATTATATGTCAAAAATAGTGACGCTTCTCCACACGATGTAACACTAAATGTGCAGAAGTCAATTAACATTGGCGGAATCGATATAACATTAACCAACCCAACAGTAACTGTACCTGCTAGCGATGAAAAAATAATTGGTAGGTTTGATAAAAGTTGGTTCAATGACACAGATGGAAATGTAACAGTAGATTATGATGGTGTAACGAGCGTTACAGTAGCAGCATTACAATTTTAAATTAAACTTGGAGGGATAGATTATGAGTAATAAGTACAAAGATTTTGATGAGTTTTTTGCAGAAAAAGATAAGGATGAAATAACATTTAAATTTGCAGGTGAAGAATATAGTGTGCCAGCTTCAATGCCAGCTATTATTCCAATAAAAATGGATAGGCTTGCCAATGAATATGGCACAGAAGCAGAGATACCTAATGAGGAAACTTATTCATTGATGCTTAAATTGTTACCTAAAGGCAAACTTGAAGAATTAGCAGAAGATGCAAGTGTTGATGAATTAAATGAAATACTGATGTGGATAATGAATCAATATTCACCAGCAGTAGAAAATGATGAAGAAGATGATGAAAAAAACTAAACAACAGCAAGCCTAATGTGGCTAAATTCTGGCTATATATAGAGTCAGATTTCCAGAGGGAGTATAACATCAACTTAGCTCAAGAAGTAGATAATATGACGAGTAGAAGGTTTTTTACACTACTTTTTGGACTAAGCTCAACCTCTATGTATTGGCTTGCTATGCAAAACAATAAGCAGGATATTAATGATCCAGAAACAGCAGAAAGAACACTCATTAGAGCATTCAAGAGTGTAGGAAAGTAGGTGAAGTTATATGGGAATGAAAGTCGGTGAATTGTACGCAGTAGCCGATGTTAGAGATAAGCAGTTTAACACTAAACTTAGCAGAATGAGAAAAATGTTAGGCAACAAAGGTGCTTTAGTTGGTGCAGCAGTTGCAGGTACAGCAGCAATAGGTGCGGCATTTTCAGCAGTTGCAGCAGATGGCATTAAACAATTTACTGGCATGGAAAAACAAATGTCAGAAGTATTTACATTGTTACCTAATGCTTCAAGTGATGCTAAAGAGAAAATGATAGACGATATGCAGGAATTCAAAATGGAAATGGGTACAACTACTGACGAAACAGTACCAGCTTTGTATGATGCTATTTCAGCAGGTGTCCCAGAAGATAATGTATTTGAGTTTCTTAAAACAGCACAAAAAGCTGCTAGAGGTGGAGTTACTGATTTAAACACAGCAGTAGATGGATTAACAACTGTTATTAATGCTTATGGTAAAGAAGTGGGCGATGCTGAAGATGTATCAGATATATTATTTACTACTGTAAAAACTGGTAAAACTACAATGGATGAATTAGGTTCTAGTCTATCTGATGTAGCACCAATTGCAGCAGCGGTTGGAGTTAATTTTGAAGATGTAGGTGCAGCGTTAGCAACAATGACTGCTCAAGGTGTACCAACAACAGAAGCGACTACTCAACTTAGACAAGCTATGAACGAGTTGTCAAAAGAAGGTACTAACGCTTATGATGTATTTAAAGATGTAGCGGGTGTAGCATTTACAGAGTTTATTGAGAATGGCGGAAACCTGCAAGAAGCTATGGTATTAATGGAACAAGCAGCAGAGGATAGCAATACTAAAGTACAAAACTTATTCCAAAATATTAGAGGTGGACAAGCGGCATTAACCTTAACTGGTAGTGGTGCTGAAACATTTGCGGAAAACTTAGATGAAATGCAGGATAGAGCAGGTGCAACTGATGACGCTTTTAACACAATGATGGACACTTCAGCAACTTGGCAAGAGCGATTAGGCTCTGCGATAGAAGTAGTTAGAGAGAAAGTAGGTGAAGAATTATCTCCTACATTTGATAAGTTAGTTAAATATCTTGTTGAAAATATGCCAAATGTAATTGAAAAAATAGAAGGTTTAGGTGAAAGATTAGATTTTGTTACAGAAAATATAAGTTATGCTAAAGAGGCAATAGATATATTTTATCAAGCATTAAAAACTTATATGACTGCTGGAGTAGATGCAGTAATCATATTAGCCGATTCTTTTGGAATAATTAAAGATTCATTAGATATTGTGGTTGCTCAAATAGGTAAAGGCACAATTGGAATGAGTTTATTTTTTGCTAAAGCAATAGATAAAATTTTATCGCAAGCTAGAAGATTAGAAGGTTTACCCGGTGTCGGTGATATGTTTAAAAATATTGCAGATAGCTCTGAAGAAGCAATTAACAAAATGGAAAGTGATCAAGATAAATTAAATATCAAAATAAAGAAAAATACTTTAGATATGGAAAAAGGGTTTAGCAACTTAAAAGAAAGCGTTACTGATTTTGGGAGCAATGCAGTTGATGGTTTTATGAATACTTATGATGCTGGCAAAACTTTATATGAAACGATTGTCACAAACAACAATGCTACAACTGAATATTCTCAATCTTTAGATGAATTAAGGAGAAAAGGTGTTAAAGCATTTTCAGAAATTAATGCCGAAGGAAATAAAGTTAAAAAAAATTTAGGAGACGGAATTGACACAGGTGGCGACAGCGAAGAGTCTACCGATACTGGTTCTAGCGACTTCACTCAAACAGGAACAATATTTGAAGGTTTTGTGCAAAAAAGTGAAGAACAAGGTAAAAAAGGTGGAGAAGCTTTTGCCAGACAATTTAACGGCAACTTAAATAGCATTGATTTAATGTCACCAACTGAAGAAGCTATGCAAGCACAAGCTGACTATATATCAGAAATGAATGCTGAACAATTAGCAAAATGGATTAAAATACAAAATAGAAAGTCTGAAATTAGACGTGCTAAACACGAAGAAAGAATAGAATTTAATAAAATGTGGGGACAACGTTTATTTGAACAAAATGCAACTGAAATGGAAATGTTAATTAAAAAGAAAGAAAAAGCAATCGCTGAAGCAGAAGAAAAGAACGCTGCGACTTGGGCTATTGAACAATTTTATAATAATAAAATAGACGCTTTAGAAGCAGAAAATAATCAAAAATCTATTGAGAGGTTTAATCAAAGGTTTAGCTTTATTAAAGATGGATTTGCTAATACATTCTCGGCAATTTTCAAAGGTACAAAAAGCGTCACCGAAGCATTTCATGATATGTGGATAAATGTGCTAAACAAAGTTATGGATAAGTTAGCTGAAATGGCTGCCTCAAAAGTATTCGGATACATTACAGGTGGCGGTGGAGGCGGACTTCTAGGTATCGGTGATTTCTTTGGTGGTATTTTCCACAACGGTGGTACAGTACCCGGCCCAATCGGGCAAGAACGCTTAATCTTAGCGCAAGCAGGCGAAACAGTATCCCCTATAGGCTCAAACACAGG